GTTGTCTGAAAAACTTTCTATAATATCTTCATAGTAATCTTCACTCTCGCTTCTATCTTGAAATGATCGCATAAGAGTTTTTCTTTGTTTCAATACTTTTACTATTACATCTCTTACCGTTTGGTCTGGTATTTCTTTTTCTATTTGTTCTCTAGTTATAACTTTTTCACCAATAGTAATGCTTTCTTCTGTAGGAGTTTTTATAAATGTTATTAATTTATTAATATCGCTTACTGCTTTTTTCTTACCTCTTTCTCTACTATCTTTTGCAAAAATAACTTCATTGAACTGACTAACAAATTTACTGCCTTTAATAAGCGCATTTTTTTCTTCTAGCTGTCTTTTTTTCCAATCGCTAGATTTGTATGCATTTTCTATGGAATCGTTATATTTATCTATTTTATCTTGTGGCAGTCCCGCTTTAGTAATTATTCCAGTAACTATAGAGTTATATGTGTCTTCTTTATTAGATACGTAATATTCATATGCATCAGTCTTTTCTGCTTTTTCTTTTGCAATAACTACTCTGTATGTATTATCTCTAATAAAGCTGTCAGCAGATGATCTAATCAATTCTCTTACGTTAGGCGATACTGTTTCTAGTAGTTCATCTTTAAAAAGATTTGCTTCTATTTCATATTTAGCTGGCTCTGTTAAATTTAATGCAGAACGCTCAGCTATTCTGGTAATATTTGTTTTTAATATATTTTTTAAATCAGTTTCATATCTATTATAGATATATTTTTGATAGGTTTGTTTTGCTGTTTTGCCTAAGTATTCTGGAGTTTCAGGTAATGTCGGTACATTTGTTCCATCTTGAAGTTGTTCATAAACATAAGGCATAGAAGACGCTAGGCGTTCACCTTGTTCTAATCCTTTTTGTTTTAAATTAGATAGTTCTTCTCTTGCAACAGTGTTTACCATTACATCAAATGCTCTAGACTCAGCCTCTTTTTGATTCGCAGCAGATGTAAAACCTGCGCCACGATTGACTCCTATTTCATTTCTAAAAAAGTTTTGTCTTTTATCTACTGCCATTAGTTTCTTTTAAACCCTCCAGGATATCTACCAGCAAATGGATCAGAATTGCTTACAGAATTAAAATTGAGTTTTTCTGCTGGTTTACTTAACTCACTAGTTAGATTTGATGCTTTAGAAAGACCTGTCAATCCTGTTGCAATAGTTCCAACAGAAGACTGAGCTTGTTTTGCAAGCGAAGCTTCATCTCTCATTCCTTTAAAATACATTTCTTTTTCAAAAGATGACAATGAAATAGCATTTAAGTCTTGTCTTAATATATCTTCATTGCTTTGTAATATGCTTCTTGATGATGGTGAAAATTGAGTTATACCCCTACCTGCTGTATTTGCATAAAACGTACTCATTTTTCTCATATAATCTTTTTTCCTGTTATTAGCTTGTTGTAGTGCAGATATTCTTTCTTCTTGTATTTCTGAGCGATATCTTCTTTCTTGCATCTCAAATTTAGCTTCTTGCAATTTTCTTGCTTGTTCTTGAGATGCCATTGACAAACCAGTACCTGCTACTGTTAAACCAATAGATGCAGCAGTCATTAAGTTTCCAGCAGTCGCTCCTCCTAGATATGCAACTGTTCCATAAGATGAGGCTGCACCTGCTCCTATAGATAATGTAACTGGATCACACATTAGTAGTATACCTCCGATGTAATTGCCAATACTCTAAGAGGTAATGGCAGTGATTGTGTTATATCTAATTGTGGCTCATTATCGTATCCAAGAAAGTGAGCGTTGGTTTTACCTGTAAAACTATCCACAATTCCAGAATTGTTAATGTTTTCAACGTTATTTAGCATAATATCGTTACCGTTTAATTTGATATTATAGCTATTATTTAACTCAATAGTAGCCCTCGAAATCTTACGTGGGTATGCAGTTAATGTAGTAGTACTGCTCGATGTTCTTATTTGTGGCTCTACTGGAAGTGTTTTGATTTGTAGTGTATTCGATAGTCCTATATCTAAAGCAGATGCAGGAATATCAAAAACAACGACTCCAGATGCACTAACAGTACCACTGCCATAGTAGTATACGTCCGCACCCTCACTCGAGCCAGAAGTTCCATAAACTACCTTGCCTCTCATATCAGGTGTAGATGTTAATCCTGTAAATGTTCTGCTAGTTACAAACTGTAATGCCGTGTTATCTGACTGACTAACTGCTTGATCTATACTTATAGCGTACTCTCCACTATTACCTGTTGCTGTAACGCTTTGTATGGTATAAGTAGTTCCTGTACCACCAAACTGAAATGTTTCACCTATGTTTGGTGCATTAGTAAATCCATCTACAATAAGTGTCGCCTTGCTAGTTATATTGCCATTAAGTAGCGGGGAGCCATGAGGTTGGTAGCTAGACGACACCGTTTTTGTAACTGTCATATCTGTTGGTACATCAAATACTGTAGTAGCAAACTGCTCAAGATAATATACATCTGATGAGTTTATTGTTCTTTTTACTGCAATATAGATAAAATCTGTAGTTGTTGTTATAGATTCAACAACTCCATCTGTCTCCCATAGAAACCATCCTAATATTTTTTGTACTCTTTGAGATGAATACACAGCAATAGTACCATCATCATTAACTAAGAAATAAAACTGTTCAGGTTTGTTGCCAATAGATGTAATACTGCCACTATCAACAGGACTAGATATTAGATGATTAGATTCAATGCTAATTGGTCCTGATGAAAATTCTTCTAGTGATGAGCTAAATAAATACTCTCTTACTGTTTTACCATTGTTTTGTACAAATATAGTTGCGCTATCAAATATTCTAGGTGTCGCTAGTCTTTGTACGCCAAAGTTAGATTGTCTTACAAGCTGTATATCTGATGGTGTAACAGGTTTACCTACTGGTGGTTTTAGATAAAACTCACCTGTATTAGTCATTACCTCTAATACTTTGCTAGATACTAAGTGTCGTATCTCATTTATTTCATTAGATGCTATTTGTATTTGAACTGAATCTGAGTCTTCTGCTTCTCCAACATCAAAGTTAAAAAAGTCTGATATCTTAGAACCTGCAAGTAAATCAGGAATATCTGTTACTCCAGATAAATAAAGTCTTTGTTCATGAAATGCTATGGCTTTAGGATAACCATGTACTGCTGATATAACTTGTTCTTTCCAGTCTCTTGTTGGTGCATGAGATTTAATAACAACCCTTGCGCCTCCACCATCTACAGATTCTGTTGCATTAATTATACCTCCAGCAGTAAAAGTATAGTGGTCTTGGTCTATTGTAGTAATAGTAAAATTCCCATTTAATGAACTACTTGCAATACCGTTGCCATCAGAATCTAATATTTCTTCTGCTCCAGATATATTAACAGATGCTCCATCATCTAATCCATGAGCTACATGAGTTACTTTAATGGTTTTATTGCCTTGTTGTGTTGCAAATGGGTCTGGATCTAACTCAATACTCAGGTCTTCTTTAAGTGTTACAGTCAATACTGTTGCAGATGTATATCCTGTTACTGTTGCTTCTGTGCCATTTATTTCTAGAGTAGTACCAACATAATCGGATGTAAAATAACTACTACTAGCAGTTACTGTACGTCCTGTACCTGCCGAATATGAACTAGCATCTAAAGTTACATCTGATGCAGCAAACTTAAAATATGGTTGAAATATTCTTTTATCATCTATACTGCTATCAAATGCAAATGTACTCTTAGTAAATGTTGTAGCTCCTGTTCTTTTTATAATTACAGGCATAAATGATTCATGAACTACAATCATAGTATCGCCTTGTTGTGCATAATTTAGCTCAAATAAGTCTGCTGTTACCCATGAACAGCTTGTTATAGTCTGTAGTAAAGTCCCATTAGTTGAATAAATTTTAAGTTTTGTGTTCTGAAATCCAAATATATATTCTTGGTTTTCGTTAAATATAAATCGTTCTAGTCGTGTTTGTTCACCTAAATCTGCTCTAAATACTGTTCCTGGTCTACGTTCTGCTGAACCCTGATTATTAAGAATAACGTTTCTTGCTTTATCTAATCCTGAACCATACGCGCTAATATCGTTTCTTGCGACAAGGTTTGGATCTATTTCGCCTCTGTTAAAATTAGATTGATGAACTCTTGCTATTGGCATTATGACTCAACTACAGCTTTAACCGTCATTGCTCCTGTGTTTCTCCTATTTCTAAATCTATCAACCTCAACTCTACGTGTAGTTTGTGATTGAGAATCTTGAGCTTTAGCATATGCTAACTGGGTTATGGCTCTGTTTTGATATAACTGAGACAAACTGTCGTTTCTAGCTATTGCACCTGCAAATAAAGATGCTAATTCAAATACTAAAGTCTGTTTAAAATAAGGGGGAAAGTCCGCTTCATTCGGTCTAAAGGTATAGTCAGCCACTACAATATCACTAGATGTTGCATCACAATATATATCGTTTTCATAACGATCATATGAAATAACACTATCTGATATTGTTACTGTGTTTATCATGAGAGCATCTGATGGTAATGGATATTTAGCATCAAACCTAGCTGATGGCACAGCAGTGTCTCTAGATAATTGTTGTTGTTTTGCAGCAAATCTCCAACGACATCTGGTCAATAAATTCTTTAGTGTAGATTCGTATAGTTGATTAGCTACTTTTGATTCTGTTGTGTTTTCAGTAAACGAAGATATAGTGTTAGCACTTATAAGTACCAATGCTTGGGAACATATATCAAATTTACTATCTGCCATAATTTAAAATGGGGCAGGGAAAATGAGAACCTGCCCCTGAAACATTATGTTCCGTTTGTTGTAGTAACTGTTGTTGCTCCAGTTGCTGATGAAACAATCAATACATCTACTGTTGCAGTACCACCAGTACTACCTACAGCTAAGATTACATCAAATTGTTTTAGGTTATCAGTTACATCATTGAAGTAACCTGAACCAGCAATTGTAGCCACAGCGTCAGAACTGTTATAAATAAATAGGTTCTGATCGCCACCTCCAGCTATCTTTTTAAGATTATCTGATGATAAAGCCATGTTTAACCTCCTTATTCAGTTATCTGACATTCAATAGCACCATCGTTGTCAATCATGACAGCTCCAGCACTAAAGTATGATGTGATTAAATTACTTACTTTTTCTGGTACATAGTTCATTTCTGTACGTACATCAGAACCTGTTGCAAGCCCTACAGATGTAGAGTGGTATGCATGACAGTCTCTAGTTGTACTAGAAATTGATAAACCAGAATGAGTAAACCATAAGAAACCAAGCCATCTCTTAGCTGTCATTCCGCCAGCGTAAGGTAGGTCAGCTTCTCCTACATATTCTGCTCTACTGAATTGGTCGATTTGTAATAAATCTGCCCATCCAGCAGGTGATACAACAAAGTATCTTTGACCATCGTCTGGTACATCTGCCTCACCAAATGCCTCATATACAGTTAGTGCTTTAGCCAATGTTAAAGCTGCTGAACCATGAGCCACGTTGTTTGAGTTAGAACCAGCGTCAAGTACATCAATAATTAATTGATCCATTTTACGCCCTAAAGCAGCCGCAGCAGATTGAGCTAACACTTGTCTCTCATCGATGTTTGTTTTGAGTTCGTCTAGACTATCGACATAGTCGGCAGCATAGTAGTCGCTCAATGTTACATCTACTGTAGAGTGTGTAACTTCCATTGTGTTGACTTGTCCATGTCTAGATTTAGTAGACGCTGAACCTTTACCAACCTTTTGGAATCTTGCTTGGTTGCCTGTAACGTTATTTGTATTACGCACTGTATTTCGCAGTTTGGAACCCATCCTTTGATAAGCCATGTGGACTTCGGCTTCAAACTGCTTAATAAACGCGTTACTAATTTGCGTTGCCATTATTAAGCCTCCAAATTGTTAATCGTTAAACTAACAGTTGTCCACTTTAGCTTAGATCGGTTATCCATTTAGGACCGATGTCCCCTATTATGGGCTGTATATCTTTATATACCCCTCGTATATACTTGTAAAAATACAACACTTTGACACCTCTGACAACAATTTCCTTATCAGAAAACTGAAAACCTAACCATTTAAGCCACTTTATTGTTGTTTTATTCTGTTTTGGCACAAAGTTATATACAAATTCATAGTCAGATAGAAAAAAACTAGTCCACTTTTTAGTTCTTTTTGTAAAATATTTCCAGTCATCATAAATTTTATCTGATGCAAGAAACCAAACTGTACCTTTTTTTATGTCATTTGCTGTAGAAACAACGCCAAACATACCAATTACTTCACCATTTTTAAGAACACTATAGGTGTTTACGTTATCTCTGCGATACCTAAATGGGTTTATTAGTGATTGTTCAGGTGTGTTGCCAGCTAAGGCACACTCCTCAATGTCTTGTTTTCTTAACTTTTCAGCTAATTCAAATGCATGAGTTGGTGTGCCTTTTTCTACATATAGTCTAGATTTGTCCTGTTGCATTCAGCCTAGCCCACATATCGTCAACTCTTTTTACAAAGTTAGCGTCTCTATGTCTTGGATCAAAATATTTTGGATCTTTCATCATATTTTTTACGTCCTCAACAGATAATGCACGCTCAGGTTGAGCTACTTGTTCTGACCTAGAAAGATTGCTTTTCATAGCATCTTGCATTCTTTCAAGGGCTTGAACCCCCAATGCAGACTGACCTAATGTATTAGAGATGAGTTCAAATTCTTCTGGAGGAAATACAGACTGTGCAAACGCTGTAACAGCATCTAGTCTTTCATTAGCGTTTTCTCCTAGTTTTTGAGCTTCTGCTTCTAAGTCAGGTTGACCACCAATCATCATGTCTACATATTT